TTCAGGAACAGAGGTTTTAGAATTATTATAATTCTCTTGTTTATCGTAATTGTCTAACCAACCTTTTGCCATTTTACTTGTATGATATTTGTGCAGGTGCTGTTATGAATTGAGACACTAGATGTGTTGTTGAACTGTTATCTAGTATATGTCTTATCTTTAATTCTTTTGCTCTTAGCGTTGCTTTCTTGAAACTTCTAGAGCCATAATCCATATTAGCTTGATTCACCACCTTATCAATAGAAAGACTCTGACAAGGAGTATTGAATAATGGAATCTGAGAAGTTTTCTCTACAGCCCAGAATGTATTATACTGATAGAAGTTATCACTCTTAGTATAAGTGATAGTTTTGCTTTCAGCATTAAGAATAGGGTATTGCATATATGCACTCAAGTTGTGAAGAGGTTTAGCTACAAGTTCTAGTATTCCAGAACTCTGTTGTCCATTGTATAAGACAGCTTTGTTAAACCATTTATCATTTGTTTCTATTCTTGTGTTATCATTAAACACACCATCTTCTATAGGATAATATTCATATGCTTTAGTATAGTCTTTAACGTTCTGTAAGATTTCATCTTGAAACTTGTATGCAAAAGGATACTCAATAATGTAAGGTTCTATATTTCCATAGAATTTATTGTAAAGTCTTATGTTAGTCAAGTGTCTCCATACACATGCTGTCATAGTTTGTAAAAACTTAGAACTAGCAAACTCTTCTGTTGTTATAGGTGCAAGAGTTATTACCTTTTCCAAGTTACAACTTCCTGTAGATTTTATTACAAGCAGTGTAACATCATCATTCACAGAATAAGTAATACCAGCAATAAGAGTTTTCTTAAGAACATCTTGTGCTATTATATTACCAAACTGATCAGAGATGGTGAATGGTCCAGCATTAGGACCAGCCTTTGTTAATTTTATGGTTATACTTTTTGACATATTAGCAGATTCCGTTATTAGTTAATGATACTTCAGGAGGTGTAGTTACACTTCCATTACGTGCACAGAATGTTCTAGACGAAGGTCCTCCTTCTGCATTACCTACACTTACAGATGCTGGTAATCCTGCACAATCTGTATATGGTATTGAAACCACACCCACTGTAGATTTAATAACAGTGTATGATATACAAGCTATTGTTGTAGTAGTTGTTGTAGTTGCAACACATTGTACTATTTCAACAATCACTCCTGATACAATATGATATACATCTGTTGTTGTATTTGCACTTTGATCTGTGAAATACCAACCATCAGGTACAACTGTACAATCTGTTCCAGTGCCTAAGTATACTGTTTCTAATAATGAAAGGCTAAATGCTTGTCCAATAATAAATGTATAAATAAAATCTTGATTAGTTGTAACATAAGCAATCGCATTACATGCATCTACTTGACTTGCTGTTGAAACAACATTTGATGGTGGATCTACTATATCATATCCTGTAATTAATTCAAATGTAGTCATTGTAATAGGTCTTGTGCAAGGTGGTGGAACTGGAGGAACTGTAATTATACCTGTTCCTTCTAATTCACAATATGTAATTCTTCCTTCTCCATCTAATGTACAATTTAATAAACTTGATGTAGTAGTTGTACTAGTAGTTATAATAGGTTGTGTAGTAGTACTTGTTGTACTAGGTGTATAAACTATCTCTCCTGCAATCACTTCAAAATCATCACAACATCCATTGATTCCTGAATAGAAGAAATTATTCTCACCTATGTAGAAATTAGGAATATAACTATGAAAAGAAATCCAGCTCTTAGTGTTTACATTATATGAAATTGTCCAAGATTTATTACAGAAATATTCTTTATCTGTTAAGTACACTTGGGTTCTGAATGTAAACCCATTCGTTACATCTTCAATATAGAATTCTCTATTTACAGAATCATATTTAATATTAGGATCTAATGGAATGTAATCAAGCTTTGATATAATAACTCTATCAAATTTAGAGTCATATACACCATGAAGTCCTATACCTGTGAAATTATTATCTGTATCTACATCTGGATAATATCTTAATATTTCAAATGCTAAGTGGTCTGTAAAGAATCTGTTCATACCACTACCAAATGCAGATAGATCTTCTACCTGTGTTCCTTGTATAAGAAATACTTGTCCTCTTTTAGCATCAATGGTTATTTGCCCTTGAGGTATTTTTAATAAGAATTTATTCTGACTACCTATATATCCAAGATCTGTTTCAGCAAAGTCAATAGGAGGAGCACCTTTAAATAATGCTGGGTTACCTACATATGCGGCTTGTGGATTACTTGTATTAATAGTTAAAAGATTATCATACATCAATGTCTTATTCTCAAATCTAGCTAGTATAGCTTTATTTTGAATACCATCCAATGATGTAAGATCTCCAAAGTTTTGAGGGAAATCAAAATATGAAAGTGCTCTATATGTTAACCAACTATTCACCTTATTATCTGAATCAATATTTTGTGAATCAGAATAGATTGCTCTAAATGGATAGTATGTGTAACATAATTGACTAGTCCAATCTGGAGGAAGGTGTGTGAATGTATCTTCTTTATTTTGTTTAGAGAATGTTACATTGTATGTATATGTATTATCATTTGCTATAGATACATAAGTTTCTTGTACCCAATCATCTGGAATAGATGAACTTACATGTGGCCAGAAATCACCTTCTCTATTATTGAATGCTTGTCTAAGATCTATATTATAAGAACTCTCACAATAGAAGTTAGGCACTCCATATGCAAACAAATAGAAGTATCCATCATAGTATGTTCTATTAGGATTATTATCTGGAGGACCAGGAAGTTGACTATTAGGACAATCAAACTTATGTGCTTTGAATGATATAATATTTGTAAGTGTACCTGTACCGCCAGGTTGTACTACATAATCTTTTAAAATAGATCTAGCAGAATGCCAGAATTTTGGATAAGCTATATTACCAATCTCATCATAGAATATATCTGAATCATCAGGAGCGTTAACTCTATTATCTATAAAGAAAGGAAGTTTTGTTTTGAATGTAAATCTAGAAATAAATGTATCTCCGCCAAAAACTATTGAAGTTCCTGATGAAGAATAAATATTTGCTTGGAATCCTGTATCAATTGTTTCATATGAATACATTGGTCCCCATTGGTTTACGAACTGATTTTTTAATGAAGCATAATATGAAACTGCACGTAAGTCTTGTTCTTTCTCTGGATAAGCACACGAAAATGTATCTCCAATAGTAAATCTTGAATAGTCTGTAACTTTAGGATTTCCTGCAACAATCATATTAGGACTATTACTAGGAAATGGTAACACTGGTTTAGCATCGTCAGTTTTTAAATAAACTGAAGATTCTCTTCTATAATTATTAATAGGAAACGTATCTCCTACAGATTGTACTCCAGGAATTAAATATCTTTTTATATCTAAATTTCTTTGTTTAACTCCTTGATTATTAGGAATAGATTCTGAGTAGTTATAATCAGCAATTGAATTAAATGATTGAGCATAATTTTTTCTTGTAATACCATTGATATATATTGTTAAATATGCTTGGTATACAGTAAACATTGCTGTAGCATTAAATCCTATACTTATAGATCCAACATTTATTGAACTAGTAAGTGCATCTCTTTGAGCTTCTTCTGTAAGTAATTTATATTTAGCATTACTCTTTACTTGAGTAAAATGTCCTTTTCCTCCACCAAATATTACATTCTCTAATTTAAGAATAGCCCCTAAGAATGGTTGTCCAAAAGAAGTTTCTGGTTAATTAAATATTTGTCTATATGCTAAATCTGGATTAGCAGTTATTGCTTTTTGAGGAACTTCTTCTTTACAAGCAACTACTCTAATTTCTTTATAAAGACTAAATACTTGATTTCCATTTCCTGTATTATTAACAGGTGGAAGTCCTTGTATACAATTTAAGTAATATGATGCTCCTCCAAAAAATCCACCAGGTACCCATTCATCTGACAATCCCATCACTGTATCTTGCCATCCAACTTCATATCCAGCTTTCCCAGTTCCAACATCAGTGGTACCTACCTCTACATACCATATATCATAATTTGATGGGGATACATTAGCTACTATTCCAGCAGAAGGTGTTTCAAAACCACCCCTGTTAGTATTCATTTTATTAAATTGTCCTGGACCAAGTGGCAAAGGTCTAGTAATAGAACATTGTACAGTTATTCCTAGTTTATCAATTGTTACTTTTGAAGTTTTATCATTATTACAACTAGTGATTTCAAATTCAACATATGTAGGATTATCTACTGGCATATTAAATTCAAAGACATTAATCTCCCATGGCTCACATAATGCTGTCCATGCATTATTTATCTCATTTAAAAATGGATCAATAGCAAGATCATTATATGGATAGTTTGGATAGTAGTAGTGCTGTCCTTCTCTTTCATATTCTCCTACATTACGAAGTATCCCTTTTGCTATAATAGATTTATTTGTTCCTCTATCTCCTCTTACTATTTTATATCCAACAATATCATCTTTTTGTTCATCAGTTAATGACGATGCACTAATAAGATTTTGTATCTCATCATTATCTATTCTAACACCAATAGGGAATACAGCATCATTACCCATCACCATTGATGAAGGACCAGTGAATAATTTTGATTCAAATGCTGGACTAACAAGAATATCTGGAAACTTGTGATGTCTAATTGGTTGACCAGCTAGATCACCCCATACATCTATGTTACAAGGATATTCATCTGTAGATTCCCAATAAGCAAACTGTCCATATTGACATGCTCCTTTATATGCAGGATCTGGTGAATAATCTGGAGATGTACCAACAACACTTGCTGTATTATATATCTTCCAATAAGGACTATAGTTTGTACCTGGTTCTGGTTCTCCAATAAAATCTGGATCAGTAACAATAATATTAGGACTTGTATTTTCAACAAAACCTTTTGCTCTTCCAGGAATATGAAAGCCATCTGTTTGTTTTCCATTCTTTAATAAGAATACTATTTCAAATGCATACACCTCATCACGTAGGTATCCACGTAAGTTTGTAGCATTTAATTCATCAGCATAGTTTTCAGTGGCAGGGATTCTATATGTTTCCCATAATAGAGTTATATTAGAAGCTATTTCCTGATAGTTAATTCTATTTATAGATGTAAGGTTATCCCATACAAGAACATCTTGTACAGATGTAACATCTTGAGCTATATCATAATAAGGAAACTTCTCAAATATATCATTGATAGTTAATTTTATCTGCGTTTTATTTTGACCTGTATAAGTAATCTGATCGTTAGCCTCTTCAATAAAATATGTTCCTACTAATTCTACAGAAGTTATTCCATTAATTGTTTTAATAACAGCTAAATTGAAATATTGATATTGACCTGTAGTATCTAATTCTGTCATATTAATAACAATAGATTTTCCTACAGTGTAGTTATAATTAACTGTTGTTACAAAAGGATCTGCAATAGGTGTAGGATTAGTAACAGAATAGTATGATGTATATGGATTACCAGAAGCATCAGAATACTGAGCAGCAAACTGATATGTACCAGTAACAAGTTCTCCTCCTGTAGTAACATCTGTTACAGTAATTTGAGGAATACTAAAATTAGGTTGTAATTTAAGTTGATTACAATCTAATTCATCACTATATATAGGATCACAAAGTGTGCTTCCTGTTTGTAATAGTTTTGGTACATTATTAATATCTAAATATCTTCTAGGATTAACTCCATCTGTCCAATATATTTCTATTGTACAGTTTGTAATCTTATGTACAGTTTTATGTATAGGATTATCAATATTAAAGTTAAGACATGATGAACTAATTAATGTACGGTAGATACAATCATTGTTATCCATATATCCAATCTCATTACCATTTGTATTAGGATTGGTTATATAGAATATATGTTTGTTCTGTTCATTAATGAAATGTGTACCAATTAATATATATCCTTCAGGAAATGTAACACACAGTTCATTACCCTGTTCATTTTGATAATTAACAGAACTGGAATCAAAGTTTTCTAAGGCAGCATTTAATGCATAGGTCAATGTACCAGGTTTAATCTGGTTCAAAGTTTGATCCATATTTAACCCAATATTAGCACTATTGACTTCTTGTCTAATATTTCCAGATCTTGTTTCCTCTTGATCAGCCATACTTATTAGTTATTGCGTCTTCTACCACCTCTATTTGTGCGGTTAGGAAGTTCATACATGTTAAATCTATTAAGATCATTTTTGATCCTTCTTTGTTTCTCCCAAGGAGTTTGTTTCTTCATTTCAATCTCAGCCATGATATAAGATTCTTCATAGGCTTGTTTATGATATATCAACTTTTGTTGTAACTGATTAAAGGTTTCATCATTAGTTTGATTAGTTAACATTTCAAATATCTTAAACTTAAGGAATGCTTCTACATACTCTCTAATACGATAGTTGTCAGGAATCAATTGGTTACCTATCTCATCATACTCTGTAGCGTAGAATATTAAATGAACTACACCACTTCTGAAGTTAGTTACAAACTTATTATCTCGTATATCAAATGAATCATAACTAGCAGCACCTGGAGTGAACTCATGTATAGGAGGAGCTTCTGAATACATTTCCCAATTGTTTGTATATTCAACACCACAATTTTGTCTTGCAGAAATGTTTCCAGGCTTAAGTAGGTAATCATGAGTAAATCCTCTAGCTACACTATTATTTGTTTTATAAACAGCTTGTACTAATACAGGCATACATGTACCATCACATTGTGGAACTTGACATCCAGGTTTGTTACAAGGAGTTCCTCCAATAGTTAATGGGGCCACTTGAATAGTAGTAGCTGAAGCAGCTTGTGAATAAAATGAATTAGCTGATTGATAAGGATAACTAGCAACTTCTGTAGTCATCCAAGCTTCTCTAACAGCATAAAAGTTATCAGGAAGTCTTGCTTCAAAGTTTTCAACAAATAAGACTTCTTCACTGATTACATATGTTGTTCTTCCTAATTTCTTTAGAGCCTTGTCTAAGTAAGTAGGAAATAACAAATCATCCACAGCACCTGTATCAAAATAAGATTTTAATTCTTCTTTAACAGTTGAGTAGACAGGTTCTGGGCTAATGAAAGCATATTTATAATAGTACGACATAATTTATTTTTTCCATTCGTTGTAAATGTGTTGATACTTGTCGCTGGTTTTCAAGTAGTGTGATAAAAGTCTTGAGGTTAATCTAGAAGGTTTGAAATACCAAAGGTCAGAATTTTTAAAACGTGCTGTGGTTTTAAACCACATCCAACCAAAAAAATAACCTTCTGTATGATAATTAAAGTTATATATAACTTTTCCTTTCTCTTTAGTCTTTTGCCAATCGATTGGTAGGTTAACAAACTCTTTTCCATCAGCTAGTTTTATCTTTCTTCTTTTCTTTTTATTGATAGAGAACTCTCCAAATCCATAAGGTAGTTTTGCTTTCTCACCTGTCTCTAATATATATTCTTTAAAGAATTCATTATAAGTGTAGATGATATTTCTCCATTCATCATATGTAAGTTTTATAAAAGAATGATTTTTGCAAAAATGATTATAGTTGTCTTTGCTAGAACTTCTCCAATCAATTTTTGTTCTCATTAATTAGTTGATTTTGAGTTTGGTGCTTGACCATCTATTCCTTCTTGACTAGTATCAGTTTTAATATTGAAATATGTAGATAATAGTTTTTGTGATGTAAGCTGTAATACTTGTTGTTCTAAGTATCCAGGAAGAGCAAATTCTTTATCTAATGGATTCTTACAAATCTCATCAGTAGTATATTCAGGAGTTCCACATCCACATTCAGGATACATGATTTCATTCTCAACATCTTCCTCAAACAATGCAACAAATCTTATTGCTTTAAGTAAAGGATTATTTACATACAGATATCCATTAGTAATCCAGAAGTATTCTTCATTTTTAATGATGGGAAGTTTTAAAAGATTTATATATCTATTGATAGTTATTTCTTTTAACTTCTTTCCTTGACCACTTAAAGCATTAATAGAATAAACCCCTTGTATTACATATTGGTAATTACCTTCTGATATACGTGGAAGTTTAAATTTAGTTCTAGCTATAGAACAAGGATCTACATAATTGCAACATTCAGAAATAGATACCTCTATCATCTCTAAGCAAGGGATGGTAGTGAATAGTGTATCAGTTGCCCATAACTTTCTAAGATTGGTTTCTCTTTTGATTAATAACAAAGAGTTGTTTCTTATTTCAGATGCAATTGCTCTATCTGTAATAAGACTATCTGTAGAAAGTATCTTGTGGACACTTCTAACATCACTGACTAATTTTCTTAATGTTGCCATAATTATATTCGAGTTTCAAACTCTGCTATTTTACCTAGGTCATAATCATAAACTAGAGCAAGAGCTGCACGTACTGAGTGTACGAAGTTATTATCTAAGTGCCATCTATCTGTTCCAGATAAGCTAGGCATTTGTTGTATTCTTACACCTTTGACTTCTTTAGCCATATAGTGATGTTTATCTCCTGTATGCACCTCTCTATATTTAGCATTACCAAATGCTTGACTGTATTGAGGATGTGTTGCAAACAATAATGGAAGGTCTTCTAATTTACAATTACCATGATGCCAACCAATGAATGTATTTCCTAATGTGATTCCTTTAATAGTTGAATGCTCTCTTATAAATTCTACATCAAGATCTTTTTTGAAATATACATCTAACGCATGTGCTAGATAAAAAGACTTAGTTCTGTCATGATTACCTTGTACAAGGATTACCTGTACAGTGCTAGAATGTTGCCTCAACATATTGATTGTATCTACAAGAACAGAAAATCCTAATTCATATTCTGAATGATATTCCATTATAGTATCTTGTGGTGTTCCCTGTGTAGTTTGATTCTGATAATTATCAGTATGAAAGAAATCATTTGATATAGGTAACACTACAGTGTTTATGTTGTAATTAGCTTCCACTTTGTTAATCAAAGACTGAGCCACATTATAATATCTTAAAGCTCTTGTCTCAGGACTGTTATCACCATCTACACATCTCTTAGCTAAATGATAATCAGCTATAGATATTTCTACATCTACATAGTCTTTACTATTAGTACGATCTACTTTAGTGATTGATATGTTTGTGGGTTTGTAGTTTTCTAAGAATCTAGCAAAGTCTTCAGGGGAGTAGTCTTTTGCTTGTTTTAGTTTTGAAAAGACTGAGGAAGTAAACTTTCCACTTGGTAACATCTTAGACCAGTAGTTGGTTATGATGTATTTATCTAGGTTTATCTTGTGTAGTTTAGCTAGTGCTATATCATCTTTAGGATCAAAGTCTGTAACTATTGTACTTTCTATAGTTCCCTTTTCAATATTTACTTTACGTTCTTCTGTATAATTTTTTACAGGATCATCATCTTTTTCTTTAAGCTCTCTCATAAGCTCATTCACTTCATATTCACTTATTCCTAACTTCTCTGCATAGAATTTTTTACTCTTCTTCTGCGTTAATAACTCTTCTAATTGACATAACAAGCTTTGATTTTCAGACATATGTATTCATATTAGTTAAAAAATATCGTAAAGATAAACAATTGTTTTTATATATTCCAAATAATTTTAGTTAGAGCTGTAATTCTTTATAACTAGATTAGTTATAAATAAAAACTCCCCAGACAAATGCCTAGGGAGAAACCTTGTAAAACCAACAAAACAAGAGTTTTTTATTAATTTTAAATTAAGTTGGACAAGGTCCATTAAGTACAAGAGTTAAATCGATTCCAATTAAATCAACTGAACCCTCTTGAGCACAGAATGTATTTGCATCATAACCTCCAACACCACCAACTGAATTATCAGGAATAAATACTCCAAAACAATCATAATAGTCATAGTTTTGATTGCTAGATGATGTAGTAGATACTGTATATTCTACACATGCTATAACAGGGGAACTGGTAGTAGTAGTTGTTGTAGGTGCCACTGTAGTAGTAGTAGTAGTGGTTGGAGCAGCTGTAGTAGTACTAGTGGTTGTAGTTATTGATGTTAATGGTATATCAATATAATTTGTACAATCTCCTATAGAGACGACCCTTACAATAGTTGTATAGTCAGGCACTACTGAAGAAGAGTATCCTGCTAGCAATGATGCTTTAGAAACATTTGTTGCAAATGCTGATGTATAACCGTCTAAGTTTGAAAACAGATTGAAGGGGCCTGAATCAGCCCCAGCAACTGTTAATGTTATTAATACTGTCATTAGTTTTAAGTTTTATTAGTTATTATCCTGGAAAAGGAATCTCACAATGTACAACATCTCCACACTCATAAATATTTGTTCCGTACAAATATGCATCTGTTGCATTATTAGGATATGTTGTACTTATTATTGTTCCACAATGAATTTCATTTAATGGATCACCAGGGTATATAAATTGTACTACATCACCAATGCTCCATGATGTAGAAGCTTTTGGCATATTATAATTAAATCCAGTAACACATGCTTGTATTTCATAATTAATATTTTGTACAGGAGTAGTAGTAGTGGTTGTAGTTGTACTAGGTGGAAAACAAGGAGATCCTTGTATTGTAGCTTCTGGATGGGTATCAGTAATTAAAGGTACGGCAGCACATATTACAACTGAAGGACCTGCAGGACCCACTTCAATAATATCTGGTACAACAGATCCACAAGGATAATAATCTACTATATGTATGTCACCAATAACAGGTTCTATTGTGAATGATGCACATAGTGTAAGAGGTTCTTCAGTGGTAGTTGTAGTAGTGGTTGGTACTACAGTGGTTGTACTAGTAGATGTACTTGTAGAAGTACTGGTACTAGTACTGGTACTAGTTGATGTACTTGTACTAGAACTACTTGTAGTTGTAGTGGTAGGTGTCAAACCAACTGTTATATCAATAGAATTTGTACATACACCTACAGAGGTCACTCTAATTATAGTTGTCCCATCAGGAACAAGTGATGTTGTATATCCAGCTTGTAAAGCTGATGCAGATACATTTGTTTCAAATGGAATAGCATACCCACCTACATTTGAATAAAGATTGAAAGGACCAGCGTCCCCACCAATTGGTAATACCAATGTTATTAATGTTGTCATATTATTTTATTATTAATTTATGTTAATTTATACTGGATAAGGTTCGTTATATGTTGTTGTAGGATTTGGAACTTGATTAGCAATTCCAGTAAAGTTACAATCAAATAACGTAGTGGTAGTAGTAGTAGTTGGACAACATATATTAAGTTGATTATTAATTCTAATAATATCTTCTCCTATAATCATTACATCCTCAGTAATATTTGTTACCTCTTCTTTAAGTATATCTACACTAGCTGTAACATTACATACAACAGTATCTAACTTAGCTAAGATTGTATTTAAGTCATCACAAGTTTTTATATCTGTACAAGGAAGTTGAGTGCCATCATATATGAAAGCACTCGTTCCTATTATTGTTGTGTTATTTATCTGAGAGCAGTTAGCCATTTTTATTTATTATTTTATGCTATACAAGGAGTAAGTAAAGCATTAGTTGCACCATTATTATTATTTGATGTAATTTCTGTTGCACATATTGGAACCATAGTTCCACCATCAGGAACATTTACTGTTTGAGGATCTCCTAAACAATCTAAATATTCTACTGTATGAAAGGTTCCTGGGTTAAATACAGGAGGATAAACTTCTACATTATAACATTGTGGTGAAGGAGTAGATGTAGTAGTACTTGTTGTTGTAGGTTCAATTGTAGTTGTAGTAGTTGTTGTTGAAGAACTAGTACTGGTTGATGTACTGCTAGAAGTTGTAGTAGTTGTAGGTTCTACTGTTGTTGTAGTAGTAGTTGTAGTTGGTACAGCAGTGGTAGTAGTAGTTGTAGTTACTTCTATAGCAGATCCATTAAATAAACAATCTAGTGCTACTGTAGTAGTAGTGGTTGTAGTAGATGTTATTTCTTCAGCAGATCCAGTGAATGTACAATCTATTGCAATTGTAGTAGTAGTTGTAGTAGTTGGTGTACAAGGACCTGTCGGTGTAACTATAACAGTTACAGGAACTGATACAGGACTACCTGTGTCAACACAAACATTTGACTCTCCTGGTGGTAATATAATAGCTGTTTGCAATCCTGTAGCACAATCAACTACAATTATAGCTACTGGATCACCTGAAGTGTTATTTAATGAAAAACCTTGACAAGGTATAGCAGCTGTTGTAGTAGTACTAGTAGTAGTATTACAACAAGCATCTAATGAATTATCAATATTGATTATATCATTTTCAATGTTTATTATCTGTGTACTAATATTATTAACCTGAATAGTTAATGTATTAATCTGTGTTAATAGATTACATATGATCTCATCAATCTTTTGTAAGATTACATTAAGTGTATCACATGGTTCAGCTACTATACATGATAACGCAAGACCATCATATGCAATAGTACTAGAAGCAGTTAAATTTGTTGAGCATGGATTATTGCTATTGCAACTACTATTGGAAATAATAGAACTACACCCACAAGGATCATTTATAACTACATCTGTGCAGCAAGGATTTACTGGTAAAAAAGGATATGCCATCTTATTTATTTATTAAGGTCTGTATTGAATATAATAACAACCAAGTCCAACTTGTACATTTGAATGAGCCTGATTACCACCTGCAGAAGCAATGGATATAGTATGTGTATGAATTCCACTAGATGTGGTTAATCCTGCTACTCCTCCAACAATATCACTAATGTAAGGAGTTTCTGCATATAACGTACCTCCACCAGTCAAACCATATTGTGTATTGTGAGTATGTTCACCACCAGAAGCTATAGTTCCTACATGTGTATGTGCTGGAATTTGTAAAATACTAAGAACTGTTTGATTTACTGTTCCTCCTCCTGTTCCTAATTGATATGTTGGATTAAATGGAGAAGCTGATGGATTAGTATCAATTGGTAATGTTAATCCTAACATAGATCCATCTGTTGTACCTACACCAACTCTACCTCTTTTATCTGGTGTAGCATTTTGGCCATTACATAGATATATCTTTTCCCAAGGACCTGTTGCTAATCCTGCACCTGTAGCATCAAAGTTACCTGGTATAGGACCATAATATTCAACTACAGCATAAGGAATCATTCTGTTATAATATTTTGTAGTTCCACCGCTACCACTAGCTAAATAAGCTGCAATATAATCATTAACTCCAGGGTGACCTGGACTAGAATTAATAGGTACATATTGATTATGCACTTCTAATGATAATGCTATTAAATCAACTTCTAATGTACAAACTTTATTTATAGTAGCTTGTACAATAGCATGTGTATCTGAAGAAGCTGTAACACCTGTTAAACATCCAATTGTATAATCAGCATTTAATATAGCAAGTTCTGCTACAATGGCATCAACTTGTTCTTGAAGATCACAAGCAGCTTGTATAAGAGCTTTTGATATATCTACAATAGAAAGATCTCCACATGTAGGAAGATATTTCTGTACAAGAGCACATACATCTATATCATTAATATCAATTTTTACTCCTGTACCATCTAATGTTGATACAAGAAATGTAATAAGAGCTTGTTCCACAAATGATAATGAATCACCAGTTTGAATTCCAAGAACAGGAACATCTATTCCTGTATATTTAACACATCTGTCAGAGACAATCTCTGTACATCCGTTATAACAATTTGAGCAATTGGACATATTATTTATTTTTTATATTATTAATCTTTTATTAATCTTACTGAGAAACCGTAATTATTATTGTTGAAGCCCCTAGCAACATTTCCAGTATTGTAATTTAGGTTTCGCCTCCAAGCAACCGTTGCACCATTATCTGAGGAACTCCACCAGTAACCTTCGTTATTAATAAGGTTAAATGAACCATTTAGTAAACGAATACCTCCTGCAAGACCTGTAAATCCACTGCTGTTTGTAGCGTCAGTATTAGGACTTGACCAATGACAAAATCCTGTTTCTTTCATTTCACCACCTGCAACAGTTACTCCACCTAAATAGTCTGTAAGAACAGTCCATTCTACATCTGTTGGTACATGGTAACCAACAGGAGCTAATCCTCTTGGGTCATTCACAGCATACCAATTGTATAATTTACCATAAATTGTTCCGTTAGAACTTGTATTAGCATAGTAGCACCATGCTCCAGTTGTTAATGCTGCCCATGCAGCTGGGTCAGTTACTTCAGGTATTGGGGTACCATCTCTGTATGTCGATACATCTAAATTACAAACAGTCCACGTTTGTGTATCAATTGTGATTTCTGTTCCTGCAATACAATTTGTACAAATTGTAGTTGTAGTTGTTGTAGTTGGTATTAACGTTGTAGTGCTTGTTGTAGTTGATGTAGAAGTACTGGTAGAAGTACTGGTACTTGTACTTGTACTGGTACTTGTACTGGTAGAACTACTAGTAGTAGTAGTTGTTGGTACTGCAGTAGTCGTAGTTGTTGTGGTTGAGCTACTTGTACTAGTTGATGTACTGGTAGAACTAGAACTACTTGTTGTTGTTGTAGTTGGTACTCCAGTAGTAGTGGTTGTAGTAGTTGGAGGTAGGGTGGTACTAGTTGTTGTTGTAGTACACTCATTTGTATTTATTACTACAATGTTTGGTGATACATTAAGAGTTACTATTGTACTTATACAAACACTAGATAGTCCTTGTAAAACTATTGTTTCTGGTTCTCCTGTATCACAATTACCAATCAAGAATGATTCTGCAACAGTTGCAGTGTTATATAATATAAATGATTTACAACCCATTAATGCAGTAGTTGTACTAGTTGTTGTAGGATTTGCTACTATATCAATGTCACAAGGAATTTCTAAACAAGGTTCTAGTTCATTACATCTACTAACACAACCTGTTGTAATACGTATAACTCTGCTAGCTATCATAGCCACAGAGTACTCATGCACATAATTAGGATTACAATACTTGTGAGTAAGTATTCTTTTATATGCTATTAATTGAAGCATATCACCAGCAGGTATAGGTTGGTTCAACATGTATGAAACATTGTTGTACAAACTATTACCAAGCTCTGCTAACTTGCAATTTATTTTTTTAAGTAAATCAGGAATGTTAGAACATTCTGGGCAATTCGTTAGTCTTGGTGATAACATGATATCAATTTTATTTATTTACTTTAGCAGCACATGCTGCACACACTCCGTTTGTCAATTGACAACCGCACCCTACATTAGCTCCACAGCTTGAACATTGTGCCATAATTAATAAAAGTTTAATTGGTAGTTGTTACCTGAACAACCACAGTTGGATTTAAGAAAACTGTTTAACATATTATCTGCCTGAGCATATAATGTATTTGATTCATATTCTGCACAGTTATTAGCTGCTGCAATTGCTCCTTGAATAAAGAAGTTGATTGTATTCAATTGTACACTAGATTGCGTTTTAAGGGCCCTATCACACTCCATCATATTTAATTGGAGAAAAGCACTGTCAAACTTCTCTTGAAGTCTCTCAACACGTAATATTGTTCTCTCTACATAATTTGCATATGCAGGAGCAACTGAGTATTTTAATCTGTACACTCCATCAGGAAGAGGTTGATTACAACCAATTTCTGTAATTCCCAAATTAGATGATGTAAATACATTGATTTCATTAGGAACAAATGGTAGAATTTTTGTTCCAAATCCTGGTATTTCAATCTCAATAGATGGTGCTGAGACCACTGGAGGATTGGTAGGATATACAGAAGCATCTGCAACACCAATTGTAAGTACACTATAAGTAGGAACTACTAATATATCTAATTGTAAGTTTGCCATATTTGTTTATAATAAATATGCCAGAGGAATATGAGTGTATCCTCTTTCCCCTGGCATAGGTTATTTAATAATATTTACTGTTCTTCAGTCTTAAGGGATAAGAGTAGAAGTTGTAGTAGTAGTAGATGCAGGAGCACTAGATGTAGTAGTAGTAGTAGTAATGCAAGCATTATTATCTACAACAGCACCTAAAGCAGCTTCCAATACAGTTTCAATTGCAGCAGCAATACCACTTGTTACAGAGTTTGGTGCAGCAATGATTACAGTAGAATCTTCCATGATATAATCACCCCATTGATATGCAGATTTATCATATTCATTGAATTTGATATAATACGTATCATAAGTAACACCACCAGATACCCAAGTCTCAAAGTTCTCGTTGTATCCATTCATTCTGTAAAGGTGTTTCAAATACCCAGCTTGGTAGCTGTAGAAGTTTTTCTCTAATTGAGCAATTTCTGCAGTTTGTCCTGAAGCATAAGAAGCACGTTGAGTGATGATAGGTTGAGCAACAAAGTTACAAGCATCAGCAACAATAAAGTCAGCAGTAGTAGCTGGACCAGCATAAACGAAAGTTCTGAAAGACATTCTGTCATATTCAAAAGGGAACGCTGCGATATCACAAGGTTGACCATATTGTGTTAATGGTTTTCCTGTAATACGTAAAATAGTTCCACCTACATTTTCAAATGTATAGAACGTAGAGAAAGAAATGTTATCAGGGTTGTTTCCTGGAGCTTTCAATTCTAATTGATAGATTAACTCATCGATGATAGTAGATGTAGATACATCAGCACATGGATTAGCATCACAATCACAACAAGGAGCTTGAATAGTTACCGAACGAGTAAAACCATTGAAATACAATGTACTAATGTAGCTAGAAAAAGCACGTAATGTTAACGTGATACTTTCTCCACATTGTACAGTGAAATCAGTTACATCAGTAATTTGATTAGCAGCTGTTGGGCATCCTGATACTTTATACCATTCAGTTACGTTTTGTCCTGAACCAGCATTGTTTTTACCAGAAATTCTGTCAGATCTTTTAGATCCTTGAAGATAGGTGTTTGTTCTACCTTGAGCAACATAGAAATAAGGAGATGCTGCAATGTTAACAGCAGTAGCCAAATCATAGTTACTTTTAAAAATACCTACTTGTCCTGCTGTCAAGTTTTGTGTTGAGCCAGAACTAGGAAGTGCAGTTTGTCCTACTGGAACCACGAAGAGCGTGGTTAATGAAAAATCAGCCATTTTATTTATTTATTAAATGTTAAAAAAATTATTCGTTTGTTTGTATTCTGAACTGTGCACTTTGTACTGCAGCAGCGTTCTCAGTATACATTGCTAGATTCTGTACTGTAAGATCTAACAGTTCATCTTCTAAATATAGTTCAAGTTCACAGTCTTGATCAAATGATGGTAAACCATCTAACATAATATATCCTGTCTTGTTTATATACACTGGATATCTCATATACATTATCTGTATATTCTTAGGTGTGAATGTACCATCGGTGAATATACTGATTTCATCTGATGCTAAGAAATTAAATGTTTCTTGATATTCAAATGAAGGTTTGTAATGATCATTGTTTAATATGAACTGAAGATCACCATGTTTTGCAAGGTCTCTATTAATCCATATCTTTCTATCTTTACATCTACCCTTATCAGCTAATGCATAACTGTCAACATAAAACATATACTTTGGTTCAAGTAAATGAACATTAGCAGCCCACTGGTTTAAATCAGCATCTTTTAATGTTAATGTTAAAGGTTGATGATTATAATTCATTACAAGACTTTGTAAGTCTTCATAACGTTTTTTAAACGCATCCATTCCTAATCCACTAGTAACACTAATACCATCAACTTTTTGTTTTATCAACTTAATCTGAGCCTCATTCAAAGCTAAGATCTTGTCTTCTAATTGAATCATTTGATGCTCATTAGTTGATAGTTTATTTAGTTTCTGATCGATCTTATATAATAAACTATCTACTGGTATCATATTCTTTTATATTTTTAAACTAGCCTCTTATACAGAAGCTAGTTTTTTAGTTTTTAATTTACCTTCTAATACTAACAACTCATCTTGGTTGTCATCATCAGCTAGGAATTTAATTAAATCTTCTTCATCTTTAGCTATCTCAAACTCACCTTCATAGACCTTACCGTTAGGTTTGATTCTATATACTGAATGAGCTACAGCTTGTTTTACTAAATCTTTTATATGGAGTAAAGCTTCTTTCATATCTGCAAATCTATTGAACACTTCAACTGGACTCAATCCTGAATATTTACCATTCTTGAATTCTGTTTGTTTCAATACATTATCTACCAAGTTGTATACCACTTCTTCTTTTGTTTCTTCTGTTACTGGAAGACCTAAAAGTCTTGCAACTTTTTTCTTCTTCTCAGGAGTCATAGAATCAAACTTAACAATAGCTTTGTTAATCAATTGTTTTTTCTTGTAGATCACTGCATTTTCAATTTCATCATCTACAACGTAGAATTGTGTATCAGCAGCATATTCACCTCTTTCCCAAGCTTGATATGAACTTGCAATTGTTGGATGAACTCTTAACCATGAAAAGGCTATTTCTTGAAAAGCATTTGATAAATCAAAATAGTTATCACCATCTAATAACTTAACTGATTGAACGTGTGTCTGATCATCTGTTGAAAGTGATAATCCATAGTTCCAGAAGTTTGAACGAGGGCCTAAATCAATATCACCTATTTCATTTTCAAGTTTTATTTTAAGAGCTCTTACTCTTTCAATCTCTAATTCTCTTTCTAAAGGATCTTGAATTCGTTTAATATAAGAAGCATTCTCATCTAAGCCTGTTCTATATTTACCATCCAATTCTTTATAAGGATATTTGAATACTCCTGTTCCAGGGATTCTTGTCATTCCTTTTTGTGATAGTCCACTATCCATTGTTTGAAGTTGAGCACTATTTGAATAGTCTCTCTTGATAGTAGAAATTTTGCCTGTTTTACCCATAATGTAGTTAAATTTAATAATTGGTTTTAATTTGTTGCGTGG